TCACGATCAGCCCAAATAAAAAATCTATCATCTATGATTACCTCAGTTGTTTAAGTCTTTTCACGCTGTAGTTTGCAACTAACTCCACATCGTCAGCGTCTCTTCGATTTGCGCGTGTTCTGCCTCCAATGGATATGTAATCCGGCTCTTCGGCAAAGTCGATATAGCGCATGCAGTCTTGGTATTTGATTAAGAATAAGCTCGGCACCTTGACCTGCGCTGTGAGCAACTGCGCCGCAGATCGCTTCATTACCGAAACATGTATAGTGGAATATGTATTTAAAAGTACATTCCTGCATCTCACCTCACACAATCCGACAATCTTTCTAGACCGGATCATTGCAAAATCCAGTCGGTAACTGATCGGTAACTTTAAGTAATCGCATCGCCAAACCTCGGATGCTTCGGTGATTACTGCACCCTCGCGACTCAGGTCTGCGTCTGTCTCGTAAAGCGGTCTACCCATTTGTCTTAGCCTTCCTGTCTTTGGCCCATAGCGATCTCACGCCGTTGACCACAAACTGCTTAAAATGAGCTGGCATGGCATCCTCAGGGATTGAGTCGATAGCCTCCTTGCGCTCTTCTTTTGTCTTGAGATTTAAAATGTTTCGGGGCAGGTAATACATCAGCGTGGCGTTCGCCATCAAGTGAAAGTCTGCATGCATGCTCCCCCTTATGTATTCTTGGCACTGGGGGTAGTATGTTTTTTCCGCCGCAATTTTTATCTGCGCGTTAAAAGCATCTGGCTTCACAGAGTCAGCAGCTCACGCATCAGCATGATGCCTTCCTCAAGCTCCACGGTTGCCGTTCCGTTCTGGGATGTGTCAGACATAATGTCCTCAAGTCGAAACACAAACTTAATGCGCTGACGATCAAATTTATAGATCAAAACAGGGATATGGCTCTCGCCTGCGGAAGTCAGTGTTTGTTGCCACCAACTGTCTTTATGCCAGCTACCGTGCGCATAGCGTTTAGCTTCAATCATGAGATTGTTAAACTCGATGTCAGCCTTGCCTGCTATTTGATACTGATCCAGATTTCTTTTGAGATGATCAGCGCATGATCCAAACTCATCCTGAAACATCTTGATAAGATCCCGCTCGAAGGCGTGTCCTTTTGCTCTGCCGTTAATCATTTTCGCGGATCATCCCCGATAGAAAATCGGGTGTACCAAATCGACTTCATCTTGTCTTGAGTCGATGAATTTCCGATTTTGTTGCCATTGCGCCACTGGTATTTGAAGGATGTGATCTCAGCCCAGTCTTTTACCCGCTGAAGCCCATATTGCTGAACCATTACGTCTATGCATTCGATCCCGCCATCTGGGGCGTAGTGCGTTGGCGTGAAGACATTCTCTTCTATGCTAGATACATCATCCCACGCCTCAAGGCCGGTCTTTTCTGCTTTTGCTTCTATAGCCGGATGCGCTATCTGTAATGCTCTCCACATTTCAGTCGGGACTCCACCCGACAAGTCTGGCTGTCCATTCTCGCAGGTCTTCTTCTGATCCGTATCGTTCGATAAATCGGGCTTTGCTTGGGTGTCGAGATGTATATTGTGCATTGTCTTCTCCTGCTCTGTGATGAAAAAAACACAGAGGTATAGTTAGTAAGTGCGCGTTCGGTGCAGTCTTACCTGCGATGTGATGAATCTCAGCAGGCGTGGTAACCGACATAGTTTTTTTGCAAACACAGCAACCGATTTCGCGGATGGTGGCCATCCATCGCCGCTCCTCTGCATTTGCGGATCGGCCCTTCATTCCATCTCAGAATGTAAATAGTCAACCGAAACATCAAAGTATGTGCCAATGGATTTCATCGTCTTGTAATTCGAAGACTTTGTGTGTCCATTTAGAATCCGGTGAATAGTCGGTTGGGGAACTCCGGTTTCACGGCTCAAATCACTTTGATTAATGTCTTTTTCGTGCATCAAATTTCTTAATATTTCGTGCTTCATAATATCTCTCAAGAGTTATAGATTCGTTTATCAAATCGAGTCGTGGCCATGTTGCTTTGCCACAATTTAAATTCCATTTCTGCTGCGACCATGTTGCTTTTTGCCGCCGCAAGTTTGCCCTTCGCTTTTCCGCGAGCCAGTCGGACATCAAAGACCTGCGGGCTTTCGTCTGCCGCTCGAATCTGCGCGGCATTGGTCTTGCATCCTGCGGCGAGTTCAGCCTGAATCATCACTTGCGCAATGATTTTCTTTTCCTCCGCATCGGCAACGGCAAGCTCGTATTCGGCAGTCTCGATGCCCTGCCCCGCCATCCGCACGTTATGTGCAAAATTTTCTTGATCTTCCATTTTTAATCCTTTGAGTAATTGATATATTGTTTGGGTTTCGAGCCGCGTCTCTCTTTAAATTGCATAGAATCCACATCAAATTCAAACCCGATCTTTCCTTCATACTGTCCGTTACGATTCTTTAAAACCTCAAGGTAACTGTCCCACTGCCGTGCATATTTTTCGTCAAGCTCTTCGCACAACATCTTTGCTTGAGCCACAGCTTCAATCTTTTTCTTATTCTTGAAAATCATAATTACGCCATCTGCGAGATCTGTAACTGAGCCAGAACCCTTGATGTCATACTTATTCGGCGCGGTGTACTCGCTCTCACCTTTTCTCACGTGAGTGACGAGAAAAATCGTGACGGGAAATGACATTTTGAAATTGACGAGCATCTCAATAAACTTTTGCTGACCCTCGTAATCATCCTGCCGAACCATATTCGTGAGAGAATCAATGACGAACATATTGATACCGTACCTGCGGTATGCGTACTCGAAGCAATCCATGAGATCTTTGGGCTTCGGCGTTAGCTTGTCCACGAACAGCCAAAGATTTGGGGCCAGCCAATTGAGCAAGGCTTTGCGATAGAGTTTTGGCGGTGAGACTACGCCCCCCGCTTGACGCATCATTCGCCCTAAGGTTGCGCGAGCAGGCATCTCCATACTTGCGATCAGAACTTTTTGGCCCTGCTCTACTGCGTTTAGCGCCAACTGTCCGAGCAACAGCGACTTGCCGTGGCCGTTAATGCCGCCCATGAGGTACAGCTCTGAAGGACGGAAGCGAATATCTTCTTCGTCGAGCTTGGCCCATCCAGAACCGAACCCAGCAGTGTCCTCTTCCATGCTGAAAAACTGGTCTAGGTCTTCTTCAAATTCCATAACGCTTCGGAGTGTTGTCGGATCTTTCCAGACAGCTTCCTCATAGCACATTGAGAGAATGGCACGGGCTTTTTCATAATGAGGACTCATACCAATGCCCCCTTCAAAATATCATTAATGTCTTTGTTCGGAAGATTGATGCGGACGCATCGCTCGCCTAGCCGAGTCATTATTTCTGCGGCGGCAAGCTCACCCTGCTCGTCCATGTCGGTAGCTATCAAGATGCGCTCAAAGCGACTGAGATTATCGTATTCGTTCTCAATCCACTTGGTCTGCTTTGCTCCCTTGCCCCCACCAAATGGAACGCTCAGAGCGGGGTATCCCAGCTCACTGCATGCAATCGCATCCCATTCGCCTTCGACGAGCCAGACCTCTCTCGCGTTGTCGGGCATGCAATGCCACCCATACAAAATAGGCTTCAGGTCTTTCTGAGTTGCCGGATTGCCGTCATGGTTGATCGGCTTCGTTTTTAAAAACACTAGCTCACCGGAGGCATCGTAGTACGGAAACACCACATCTGAACCACGGTGTGACGTAGTCTCATAGATCTTCCACTTGAAGCAAATCTCGCCAACGTCTCTAAATCCACGACCTTCCATGTAGCCGTGCAGCAATTGCGAGCTACTCTGCTCTGGCAGATTGGGAAGTTGGAAGGTCTTTTTTTCTACCGCGCTAAACTTTTTGGACTGTACGTTATCGCGTACATTAAATCGCTTCTTTGACCACTCCATCGCTTCGACAAGCGTTAGCCCCTTGGCATGTTGGATGAGATCGAGCATGTCCCCGCCCTCTCCTGTGGCAAAGTCCATATATTTGCCTGCTTGTTCGCCGTGCAGGTAGACCGACATTGATCGGCCCTTCTCGCCTGAGATCGAGCCGACTTTATAACAGCCGCTTTCAATTTTGCCATCAGGAAATAGCTCTTGGCAGATGCCGCTCGCGTGATCACCGAGCTGTCGAGATAGCTCTCGAATGTCGATCACTTCACTGCACCCATAAGATCATCATGCCGAGTGTCATTCTTGAACTGCCCTAACACCTCCCAAGTGACATCCCCAATTTTCTGCCAGTCTCGGCTAATCGCGAAAGATACGACTGCCCCAACATCAAACCCTGCGCCTGCGATCAGCTCAAAGTCTTTGGTTTGTCTAGTCAGCATCGAAGCCGTTGGTCTTCGGCCAGAGTTTTTAAGGATCTTGTGTTCCCACCACTCCTGCCAAACCGCTTGACGAATATATTCTGGGGAAGCCGCGAATAGCTCTTTCTTCCATGATTGTTTTTCTTTCCTATTGTTATTCTTACTTATAGTATTTATTTGATCTGGAAAACTGGGATCTGGAATACTGGGATCTGGAATACTGGGATCTGGAAAATCCCGATCTAGTGAGA